GTTAAGTCAGTGAGTTACGATGACCATCATACCTTATGTACACAATCAATGACCCCTGTAACAAAACTCTCCGATATGAAAAATTGGAAGGACGATCCCGGTTATACAGTTGTTAGGAACAAGATGCTAAAAGGACAAAAGATACCTAATTGTACGGCATGTTATGATCAAGAAGCAGTGGGAGAAAATGTTAGTATACGTCGTCATGAAACTATAGAATGGGCCGCTTTGTTACACCTGAAATCAATAAATGAATTGAAAGATATAACTTCACCTAGTTATTTCGAACTGCGTTTTTCTAATAAGTGTAATATTACTTGCCGTTCATGTAGCGGTCATTTTTCTCACTTGATTCAAAAAGAAAATGATCAAATTAAAGATGAAAAATTCCAAACGATCGTAGACAAGCAGGCGTTTAGCTCAACAGGAGGAGATGAATTAATTCAGTGGGACAATATTAAAAGAGTTTACATAGGTGGAGGTGAATCCACAGTACAACCAGAATTATACAGATTCATGCGTAAGTGTATAAGCAATGATAACACTGATTTTGAATTTAGAATTGGCACCAACGGAGTAAGAATATCTGACAAACTTTTTGATCTTTTCAAACATTTCAAAAATCTTACATTTTCTTTAAGTATTGACGGAACTCCAAAAGTGGACGAATACATAAGATGGGGCACTGAAGCAAACGACAAATACAGTAATATGCAAAGACTTAAAAACCAAGGACATCCTATTGCATTAAATTTTGTTATGAGCATATGGAATATTTCTCACATTGGTGAAATTTTACAATATTTTGATAAAGCATATCCCGGGTCACCTGTGCATATGAATAAGGCAGGGTATAATGGCGATATCATCAGTCCTTTTCTATTTCCGGATAAAGATGTTGTAAAAGAATCAATTGCTAAGGCAAAGAAAACGCAAGTTTATTTTAGTAACGAGCAAAGGACTAAATTTTTAATAGATAGTGTTGATAAATTTTATTCAAGTGACAAGTCGGTCGATTTCGAAAAATTAAAAAAGTTTTTTTATTATAACGATACATTGGATCGTGTCAGGGGTGTTGCTCTAAAGGATTATATCCCCGAACTAGAAAGATGCAGAAAATTTGTAACTTGAATATTGGAGTAAATACTACACTATGGCGTATGTATCACTAGACAGCGATCAAATCAAGAAGGCTAACAAGAAACACAAATATTCTAAAACTCAGGTGGAACAACTTGAGAAGTGCATGGATCAGAAAGATGGTCCACTCTACTTCATGAAACAGTTCATGAAGATACAACACCCTGTCAAGGGATCCATACCTTTCAAACCATTCCCATACCAAGAGAGGCTGATAGCCAGTTACAACGATCACAGATTTTCAATAGCCATGCTACCCAGACAGACGGGCAAGACCACATGTGCGGCAGGATTCCTCATATGGTATTCCATGTTCAGACCAGATTCACAGATACTGATCGCGGCACACAAATACGCAGGTGCGTCAGACATCATGTCGAGGGTGCGTTACGCCTACGAGATGTTGCCCAGTTGGATCAAGGCGGGTGTGACACAGTACAACAGGAACAGCATAGAATTCGACAACGGTTCAAAAATATCAGCGACCACGACGACTGAGAACACAGGACGGGGTATGTCACTTACGCTAGTTTATTGTGATGAGTTTGCATTCGTACAGCCACCTGAGAAGGCCAAGGAATTCTGGACATCACTATCACCCACACTATCAACTGGTGGTAAGTGCATGATAACAAGCACACCTAACTCAGATGAAGATCAGTTCGCACTAATTTGGAAAGAAGCCAACAAGAGATTTGACGAATACGGCAACGACAAAGAAGTGGGAACAAACGGTTTCTATGCCATGAAAGCACACTGGTCAGAACACCCTGACAGAGACGAAGCATGGGCAGAGGCAGAGAAGGCCAGGATCGGTGATGAGAGATTCAGGAGGGAGCATGAATGTGAATTCTTGATCTACGATGAAACACTGATCAGTTCCACACACCTGATAGACATGGAACCCCAAGAACCAATAGAGAAAACAGGACAGGTTCGTTGGTACAAACGTCCCACACCTGGTATGACTTACTTGGTATCGTTGGATCCTGCCATGGGAACAGGAGGAGACTACGCCGCGATACAGATATTCGAACTGCCCACGTTTGAACAGGTGGGCGAGTGGCATCACAACACAACACCAATGAATCAACAAGTCAGGATCCTGCAAGGGATCACGAAGCACATACACGACACAATAATGGAAAAGGATTCCAGTGCATCACCGCAGATATTCTACAGCATGGAGAACAACTCAATCGGTGAAGCGGCGCTACTAAGGGTAATGGACATAGGTGAGGAAAACATAATGGGCATGTTCCTGTCTGAGCCCATCAGGAAGGGACACAGACGTAAGTTCAGGAGAGGGTTCAACACCACAGCAAAACACAAGATAGATGCCTGCACAAAATTCAAAGAGCTTGTAGAAAACAACAAGATGAAAATAAACTCACAGTTGCTGATATCCGAACTAAAGGACTTCGTCGCAAGTGGAATGAGTTTCAGTGCAAAAGCGGGTCAGCACGACGACCTAGTGAGTTCATGCTTGTTGATGACCCGTATGATGAAAACGCTGGCAGACTTTGACCCCAAAATATTCGAGAAATGGACTGACAGGACTTCGGAACTGTCTCCCATGCCCATATATGGATCGTTCACAGGATAATAAATACACTGTATGAACCCAAAAAATTCCCAAGATTTATTCAACAAGATAAGATCACAGTTCTCTAACATCAGACTGGGTGATGAGAATGGTGCCGCCACAGCGGATCCAGGCAGTGCGGTGTTCTTTGAGTTTGAATTTGCCGAGGACGCAGACACGTTTGGTAGCGTAAGCATAAGCCTAGCGGACGGTGAGAACATGAAGGTGTACTACAACAGGGATCTTGTTAACAAGATCGACGAGGACAGCAGGGATGAATGGTACGCTTTCCTCAAGGAGTTGAAGGACTTCGCTGTAGAACATCAAATGAGGTTTGACGTCAGAGATATAACCAAAAACAACCTAACGAAGCAGGACTATGAAAATCTTGCAGATACGAACAAAACGGTAAATACTGATGAAATGTCAGAAGAACTAGCGAGAATCACTAAACTAGCGGGTGTTGAGAAGGCACCAGTCGCAGAAGGCCTAGCAGGCACTTCCAAGAGTTCATTCGAGAACCTGAACAAAACAAAATTGATAATCAGACACAAAGGCAAAGTTGACGAGACTGTGCCAGGTGCGAGATCAAGACAGATACAATCACTCTACATCGAAAACGAAGAAGGTGAGAGATTCAAGTATCCACTGACACACCTAGCAGGAGCGAGAGCCATGCAGAGACACGTGTCAAATGGCGGAAGACCACATGATGAATTTGGACAACACATCGTTTCAACATCAGAAGACATAGCCAAATTGAATTCATTCTCGAGATATGCTTCTAACAAAGATCAGTTGAACGACAACGCAGGTGACATCATTGAACAGACCAAATTGAAACTGGAGAACCTGAGAGGTTACATGAGGAACCTATCAAAACAAACACATTACGAAGCGGCCGCAAAAGATTTCAAGACATCAGAAGAACAAGTGCTAGACGACGAGACAGTGAACAAATTGAGAGAGAAGTTCACAATGAAAAACCTAGACAGCAGAGTAGAAGACGCTTTCCCAATCATAAACAAAATAATGAGCGAATTCGAAGCAACCAAAGACCAAGAACAAGTGAACGAACTGGATCCAGGTGATGAGCCAATCGACGCACCAATACAGGCACCAGTGGACCACGGTGCGGTGGTACAGAGTTTCTTGACTGATCCGGAAAACAAATTAGTACTAAGAAAAGATGATACAGCGGACAAGATGTTGAAAGTAACAAAATTCAAAGACAAGAACACCATGTTGGGTTCTATATTATCAGACATAGCAAGTAGATTGCTTACCAAGTCAGGTGAGGAAGACAGGGTGGCAAACTTCGCCAGCAGGGTGGCAGACGGAATAGAACAAGAAGGTTCGAACTCATTCAAACCAGGACCAGACTACAACAGCAACAAGAAGATCGCTGTGCAGTTGGCAAAGAGATACATCGACGACTACAAGAAGATGCAACAAGATCCAGCATACGCAGACGAAGTGAGGATGGATCCAGCAGACTTCAGTCCCAAGAAAGACATCAAGGGAAAAGCGATAGGCAAAGAAACAGAAGCGTTTGAATCATGGGTAGATGAAACTGTAAATGAATACGCAACAGAACCCAGAGACGAAGAGGACAGGAAAGAAAAATTAAAAGCATTACAAGATCTACAAGCAAATCCAAAACTAAATGATCCAGAGTCTGCAGAAGCAATACAGAAAAGAAAAAAAGAATTAATGCAGAAGGAAGCAGAAAGTGATTACTTGTATCTCAATGGTAAGGAGATAGACCAAGGTAGCATAGTGTATGACATGCAGGATTACAGCGATGGAATGTTTGAACTACAAAAAGCAAACTACGCCGATGGCACAGAACTAGACGAGAAGGAACTAGAAGATTTAGAAAGCACACAGGAACTGATCGACTGGGTCATGATTGACTTCGTGTCAGAAGACGCAGTGTCAGAAGATAACCAATTAGAAGGACTAACCTTTGAAGACATCAAACCTTACGTTTCAATGTACAAGGACAAGGATGGCAAGATAGTGAACGCCGTGCTGGACAAAGACGGTGCAGAAGTTTTCAAGACACATGACGGGAAAGCGGCGATGGCTTACCTTTCACAGAACTACGACAAACTTAAAAGAGAAGACGGCGAAGTGCAAGACGAAGGAAATGCATACAGCGGTGCAGTGGCCAAGGCTAAAATGAATGGCATGAAAAAAGGTGACAAAATAAAAGGTCCTGATGGTGATGAAATCACACTAGAAGAAGTGCCAGCAGAAGCACAGGAAGAAGCCGAAGAGATCAACACAGAACTAGACAGAATCAAACACCTGGCTAACATCCAATAATAAACCTCCACATTACCAATAATAGTAGTAGACAACTGATAAATAAGTGTGTATATTATGTACTATATGTCTAATATACATTTAGGCAACTTAAAACTAACAAACATAGGCACACAAGGAGGCTTACATTATGGCATCATTAGCTGAAATAAGGGCGAAGTTAAAATCTCAAGAAGTGAATCGCTCCACTTCCAACACAGGCGGAGACAACGCCATCTATCCACATTGGAACATAGCAGAAGGATCAGAAGCAGTGGTCAGATTCTTGCCCGATAAGGATACAACAAATACATTCTTCTGGACTGAGAGAAACATGATCAAATTACCTTTCGCAGGTATCAAAGGTCAGACTGACTCAAGACCAGTACAGGTACAAGTACCATGTATGGAGATGTATGGCAAGACTTGCCCAGTACTAACGGAAGTTAGGCCATGGTTCAAAGACAAGAGCATGGAAGACATGGGCAGAAAATATTGGAAGAAGAAAAGTTACATTTTCCAAGGTTTTGTCACAACAAATCCGTTAGCAGAAGACTCAACTCCTGAGAACCCGATCAGAAGATTTATCATTGGGCCTCAGATCTTCAACATCATTAGAGGAGCATTGATGGATCCAGAGATGGAAGAAATGCCTACTGATTATGTGAAAGGGGTTGACTTCAGAATCACCAAGACTACCAAAGGTGGTTATGCTGACTACTCGACATCAAAATGGTCAAGAAGGGAAAGAGCACTCGACGAAGCAGAGAGAGCCTCGATCGAAACACACGGGTTACACAACCTAGGTGACTTCAGACCCAAAGAGCCAACAGAAGCAGAGGTAAAAATAATCAAGGAGTTATTTGAGAAATCTGTGGAAGGTGAGGCTTATGATCTAGAGCAGTATGGACAGTACTTCAGACCGGCGGGCATGGCTTACCAAGCTAAACCCCAAGTGACAGTACCAACAGCATCAGCTCCAGTGGCAGAAGCGGCACCAGTAAGTGCGGCACCTGTTACGGAATCTGCACCAGCACCACAACCAGAGGCGGCACCAGCAGTGGTGGCTCCAGCGGGTGACAGTGCCAAGAGGGCAGAGGACATCCTGAAGCTGATCAGATCAAGACAAGCAAAATAATCTGACATTTTACCAAGGCCCTGATATTGACGTTAGGGCCTGGGTATGTTAATATATTAATATGAAAAAGAAAATACAAATGGCTGTTAATTGGATCTTGTACAAGCAAATACCTGCATGGGTGTTGATAGTGGCAATTATCCTTTGGATGGTATTATAAGGAAAACAAAATGACAAAAGTATTTGACGCAACTAAATTCAGAAAAAGCATCACAAAATCAATCCAAGGATTAGGCATAGGATTCAGTGATCCCACTGATTGGATCAGCACAGGAAATTACGCATTGAACTATTTGATGACCGGTGATTTCAACAAGGGAATTCCATTAGGCAAGGTGACTGTACTTGCAGGAGAATCCGGAGCTGGTAAGAGTTACATAGCATCAGGAAACATTATCAAGAATGCACAGGAACAAGGCATCTTTGTCATCCTGATTGACACAGAGAACGCACTAGATGAAAAATGGTTACAGGCATTGAAAGTGGACACGTCAGAAGATAAACTTCTAAAATTAAGTATATCCATGATCGATGATGTAGCGAAAACTATTTCAGAGTTCATGAAGGGTTACAAAGAAGCACACGCAGATGACAAAGAAGGTGCACCTAAAGTACTGTTCGTCATAGACAGTTTAGGCATGATGCTCACACCAACAGATGTTAATCAGTTTGAAGCGGGTGACATGAAAGGTGATCTGGGTAGAAAGCCCAAGGCATTGACAGCACTCGTGAGAAACTGTGTCAACATGTTTGGTTCATGGAACGTGGGACTTATAGCGACCAATCACACATACGCATCACAGGACATGTTTGACCCAGATGACAAGATATCAGGTGGACAGGGCTTCATCTATGCCAGTTCGATTGTTATTGCAATGAAGAAACTTAAATTAAAGGAAGACGAGGACGGGAATAAAGTCTCAGACGTGAGGGGTATAAGAGCCGCTTGTAAAGTCATGAAGACAAGATACTCTAAACCTTTTGAATCAGTACAGGTCAAGATTCCATATGAAACAGGAATGAACCCATACAGTGGACTAGTGGACCTGTTTGAAAAGAAAGGTGTACTTGTGCAGACCGGAAACAGACTGAAGTACATAGACAAAACAGGCAAGGAACACATCGACTTTAGGAAACAATGGGTAGGTGATAAATTAGATATGCTAATGGCAGACTTCACAGAATCTACAGACTTTGCTGACAAGGAAGAAGTTCCAGCAGAAGTAATTGAAACAAAGCCAAAAGCGAAGACTAAAAAAGCAGAACCAATCATAGAGAAGGAATAGATGATAGACTTTGATCACGCTGACATTGAACGTTTGTGGAATGCCATTATACATTATGTTCCTGAACGACAGAGATTAGACATGGCAATCGACTTACTCAAGAGTCTAGAGGACATTGGGGTGGATCATGAGGTACTCAAAGGATCTGCAGAACTTGATCCAAAACTAGAGGAAGCTGTTAATACCGTGTTCGAGGAAGACGAATCCGAAGACGTAGGTTACGGCGATACTGATGAATGATAAATTGGTACAACGAAGTCAGCAGGAACCTAGCCAAGATACCAGACTGTGTGGCATACTTTGACAACGAGTTGCTCGAAGCGAGGAAACAGTGCAAGATATACGGTAACCTGGAAAGGGCCAGTGCGTCACTGCCAGGCATAGTTGAAGAAAGATTCAGTCAACTGCAACAGCTTGAAGCCATACTGGAATACCTAAACATAGAATTGAGAAGACTGAGATCTAAGACCTTCAGGAAATTCCTAGAGAACTACAACAAATTATTAAGCAGTAGAGACGCAGAGAAGTACGTGGACGGAGAGGACGATGTGGTCGACATGACCAAAATCATCAATGACTTCGCACTGATAAGGAACCAATGGTTGGGCATCACCAAAGGGTTAGACCAGAAGCAATGGCAGATAACCAACATCGTCAAACTGAGAGTGGCGGGGATGGAAGATGCCGACATCAGCTAGAATCATATTAACCGACGTTGACGGAGTACTGTTGGAATGGGAACGCCATTTCACCAAGTGGATGCAACTACGATCATACTTTGACGAGCACGGTATCAGGAACTATCCCTACAAGCTGGTGGACACGGGACAGGACGACTACGAGATGGCCAACAGGTTTGGGGTCAGCAAGAACGTGATCAGACAGGAGATCAGGGAGTTCAACAGGAGTGCATGGATGGGCACACAGAGGCCAATGTTGGAATCACAGACTTGGGTGAAACTGCTACACGCCGAAGGATGGACCTTCGTGCCAATAACATCACAGACTTCAGACGTACCCGCACAGGAACTGCGTAAGCGGAGATTGGGAGAACTGTTTGGAGAACATGTGTTCACAAATTACCACATACTGGGCACAGGAGCGAACAAAGACGGTGCATTAGCGGAGTTCCATGATACCGGACTGTATTGGGTCGAGGACAAGCCAAAGAACGCACTAGCAGGGCTCTATTACGGTTTAAAGCCCATATTAATCGACCATCCATACAACAGAAACTTTGATCACCCCGACGTGATACGTGTAAGTAATTGGAAACAGATACACGAGATATTATCAAAATGAAAATATATGTAGGACACGACAGCAGAGAAGATATTGCATACCAAGTGTGTGAACACAGTATCAAGCGTAGAGACCCGTCAGCAGAAGTTATCCCTCTTAAACAAAAACAGATGCGAGATCAAGGACTTTACACAAGACCAATGGACAAGTTGGCATCAACAGAGTTTACATTCACTAGGTTCTTTGTGCCCTACATGAATGACTTCAAAGGTTGGGCAGTGTTCTGTGACTGTGATTTCCTATGGAAGATACCAAGTCACGAACTTGAAAAATACTGTGATCCATCCAAGGCAGTTGTAGTAGTACAACATGATTACACACCAAAAGAGACAACTAAGATGGACGGACAGGTGCAAACTTCTTATCCAAGAAAAAATTGGTCAAGCATGGTGCTATGGAACTGTGAACATCCTAAAAATAAGATACTAACACCAGACTTGCTTAACGAGGAATCTCCAAAGTTCCTACACAGGTTCTCATGGTTAGAAGATTCTGAAATTGGATCTTTACCACGCGAGTACAATTGGCTAGTGGAATGGTACAAGGAGCCCAAAGATGGCACTCCCAAGATACTGCACTACACCGAAGGCGGACCATGGTTTGATGGTTACAGGGACTGCGAGTATGCAGACGATTGGAAGAAAGAACTAATCAACTTATTCAGCTCCTAATGCCGGATAATTTATACTGGGAAGAGTTTTATGCCCGTCACACAGACGATAGACGTCTGTTTAAACCAACACAATTCTGCGAATTTATAATGGATCATTTCAAAGACACACCAAATCTCAATATCCTAGATGCGGGTTGTGGCACAGGTCGAGATGCAATAGCATTGGCCAGAATACATAAAGTAACCGGTGTTGACCTAGTGGAGCTCCCTGACACCAAAGATATCACCTTTGCAAAGGCAGATTTCTGTTCATATGATAAAACAAATTTTGATTTAATTTACTCAAGGTTTACATACCACACTATAAACGACACACAACAGGATGTATTT